GGCCGGGGCGAGAGCGCGACGAGGGGACACGGACCGATGAAGCGGACGCCGATCAAGCGCAGGACGCCGATCAAGCAGCGGAGCGATAAGCGCCGCGACCTCTACGAGCGCGAGGGCGGACGGCGTGACGTTGTCCGGCTTCTGCTGCTGGAGCGTCCGCGCTGCGAGGCCGGTGTTCCGATCGGTGAGATGCTGCACGGGCAGTCGGGTGCGTGGTGGTTCAGCTGCCAGCGTCAGAGCGTTGACGTGCACGAGGTGCTGACGAGGGCGCGGGGCGGTGACCTGCTCGACGTGCAGAACCTGCTCGCTGTCTGCCGTGTCTGCCACGGCTGGATCCATGACCATCCTCACGACGCCGGGCTATTGGGCCTGCTCGCTTCGCGCTACGGTGCAGCATGAGGCTATTCCGATGGCGCACAAAGAGCGCAGAGGGCGAACCGATGGCAGACGATGAGACCGCGACCGATCCGACCGATGATGCCGATGACGAGGATGCGATCATCCCGGCGCCGCCCGACGCTGCGCCGCCCGACGATCCGCCCGACGAGCCGATCGTCAATGGCGCACTCAATCCGGTGGACATCGTCAGGGGGCAGGGATCGACGGACGTGCTGCTTGACGAGTCGAACGCCGACAAGGCGCGCGCCGCGATGGCGGCGGGGACGGCGGTTCTGATCCGTGGGCTCGAAGGTCCACACATGGTCGAGCGGATGCGCGGGCGCGGCATGATCGTCGTGGCCGAGGTCACCTCTCGGAAGGGCTGACGATGGCGCGCGACGTGGCGATGAGCGGCGAGGTGCACGCGGTGCCGTCGGCGCGAGAGATCATGCCGTGCTGCCTCTGCGGTGTTGTGATGATGCACGGGCTCGTGGAGCCGTTCTCTCTTGCGCGGCTGATCTTCCGGGCGACCGAGCGCGACGGCCGTGCGTGGATCCCGGTCAGGCATGGCGGTGCTGCCTGCCGTGATCCCGAGCCGGGCACCTCCTACTTTTGGAGCGACGAGATCAGGCGCGAAGCGTACAAGGCGCGGCGGCGCCTCTCGGCGCTCGATCGGTGGGCAGGGCTCCCGCTGGCGGTGCTTCCGGGCGGCAAGCCGTGACGGTCTGTCTGTGCAGCATCTGCGAGCAGGCCGGCGACGAGGTGGCGATCTGCCGCGACTGCCGTCGCCAGCACTCAGAGATCCGTGGCGCGCTGGAGAACCTCGTCTCCGAGGTTCGCGGCGTGCAAGGTCCGCGCGTTGCGCTCGGGATGCGCTTGTCGGTTGCGCTGAACGTCGCCGAGCGTGCGCTGCGGATCAGGCCGGTCGACCGATGACGATGATCAAGCGCGGGTCGGGTTGGATCCATGCCGACGACGGCGGCTCGGATGCCCTGACGGAAGCGCGCGCGCGACTGCGCGAGGCGTTCGAGCTTGCCGATCATCAGCTCGGGGTTGCGATCGCGAGGCAAGTCATCGACGAGATGCTGGACAGGAAGGCCGAGACCAAGCGGAGGTCCAAGCGGGGGCAGGTCATCGACGAGCTGCTGGATCGGAAGGCCAAGCGGAAGGCGCAGCCGAGGGCGAAGCGAAAGGCGAAGGCGTGACCAACCTCGATGCGGGCAGCATCGTTGACGTGGTTCGGAGCGTCGTGCAGTCCAAGGGGCTGACGGCGCTACGGTCGCTCGTCGATGACATGAGCGCCGACGAGTGCGAGCGGATCGCCTATCAGTGGCGAGGTCTATGGGCTCGGCCCTGCTCAGAGAACGATGACGGGACGTACAGCGGGCAGCTACCTCCCGACGTTCCGTGGGATGTCTGGCTGATCTGTGCAGGGCGCGGCTTCGGCAAGACCCGCACAGGCGCAGAGTGGGTTCGCGAGGAGGTCAAGAAACAGCCGCTCCGGTTCGCCTTCGTTGGGCAAGACCCGACCGACGCGCGGGCGGTGATGATCAACGGCGACAGCGGCATCATGGCCGTGACGCCGGAGAACGAGCGACCGACGTACAACCCGTCGACAAAGCTGATCAACTGGCGGAACGGCTCGCAGGCGGAGGTGCACAGCGCGCACAACTTCGAGGCGCTGCGCGGTCCTCAGTTTCACCGAGCGTGGATCGATGAGATGGCCGCATTCCGTTACCAGCAACAGACATGGGACAACCTCACGTTCGGGATGCGCCTCGTCGCCACCGATGGGTCGCAGCCGAAGACCTGCATCACGACGACGCCGCGACCGGGCAGGCTGCTCAAGGAAATCATCGACGATCCGGGCACGGTTGTGACCTCGGGCTCCACCTACGAGAACATCAGCAACCTGTCGGCGGCGTTCATCCGGCGCGTGATCCGCCGCTACGAGGGCACCGCGCTCGGTGCGCAGGAGCTCTATGCGAGGCTGCTCGACGAGGTCGAGGGCGCCCTCTGGTCTCGCGAGATTCTGGAGCAGCACCGAGTGCAGGATCAGCCCGACCTCAAACGGATCGTGGTCGCCGTCGACCCGATGGTCAGGGCGACAGAGAACGCGCGGCGGAGGGTTGCGCCTCCCGAGACCGGCGTCATCGTTGCGGGGCTCGGCTACGACGGCCACGGCTACGTGCTGGGCGACCTCTCGGTCACCAACGCCAAGCCGGACGTCTGGGCGCGGCGGGTCATCGCCGGCTACCACGACCACCGGGCCGACCGGGTTGTGGGCGAGGTGAACAACGGTGGCGATATGGTCGAGGACGTGATCCACACACGAGACCACCGCGTGCCTTTCAAGATGGTGCACGCCAGCCGAGGCAAGCGCGTGCGTGCTGAACCGATCTCGTCGCTGTACCAGCAGGGGAAGGTTCACCACGTCGGCGTCTTTGCCGACCTCGAAACGCAGCTGTGCGCTTGGACGGGAGCGGACGGCGAGCCATCGCCAGACAGGCTCGACGCGCTCGTGTGGGCGATGACCGAGCTCATGCTCGGGACTCCAGAAGCCGAGGACATCAACTACGACGCGACCATCGGGCGCGGGACGAACGAGTGGGGCAAGGCATGAGTGCAGCGGGACGACGGGTCGTGACCAAGGTCGACACAAAAGAGATCGGCTACACCGGGCTGGAGCGGAGCGGTGACGACGTCATCGAGGAGTTCCATCAATCGCTCCAAGGCAGGAAAGGGGTCAAGGTACTGCGCGAGATGCGCGACAACGACGCGACGATCGGCGCGGCGCTGTACCTGATCGACTCCGTCGTGCGTCAGGTCGAGTGGCGCGTCGACGAGGCTGACCATCCTCGCGGCGAGGATGCGGCAGCGCACCTCAGCGAGTGCATGGAAGATATGTCGCACACTTGGGCGGACTTCATGTCCGAGGCGATGTCGGTGATCTGGTTCGGCTGGAGCTACTTCGAGCGGGTCTACAAGACACGAGGCGGACCCGACACAGGCGACCCGATGAGCCGCAGCAAGTACAGCGACGGCAAGATCGGCTGGCGCAAGATTCCGATCCGTGCGCAGGAGACGCTCGACGGATGGGAGTTCGACGAGGATGGCGGCATCAAGGGCATGTTCCAAACGGCGGCGCCGGAGTTCCGTCGTGTGTTCCTGCCGATCGAGCGGTGCCTGCTGTTCCGCACGTCGCTGGCGAAGAACAATCCCGAGGGTCGCTCGTTGCTGCGCAACGCCTACCGGTCGTGGTTCTTTCTGAAGCGGATCCAAGAGATCGAGGCCATCGGCATCGAGCGCGACCTCGTCGGCCTGCCGAAGCTGGAGCTGCCCGAGGCGTACTTCGATGTGAACGCGTCGCCAGCGAAGCGACAGGCGATGCGCGAGTTCACGAAGATGCTGCGGCAGGTTCGTCGAGGCGAGCATGAGGGCATCGCCATGCCGAGCGAGCTCGATCGTGAGGGCAAGCCAACGGGCTACAAGTTCGGCCTCGTGACGAGCGGCGGCAGCAGGCAGATCGATACCGGCAAGGTCGTCGAGCGATACGAGAAACGGGTCGCGATGGTCATGCTGACCAACTTCCTGTTCCTCGGCATGGACAAGGTCGGGACGCAGGCGCTCTCCGAGGACATGACGGGCATGTTCACGATGGCGCTCGGCTCGCTGCTCAACAGCATCGAGGAGACCTTCAACCGCTTCGCGATCTCAGAGCTGATGACGTTGAACGGTTACCCGCCGGAGGCATGGCCGACGATGAGGCACGGCGAGATCCAACGGGAGGATATGCGCCCGATGGCGGAGATGATCCTCAAGCTCGTCGATGCTGGAGCGCTGACGCCGGACTCGGGGATCGAGGACTTCATGCGTTCCGAGCTGCGGCTGCCGGAGCGGCCTGACGATATCGATGACGAGGGTGCCATGCTCGGCGGAGGCGGTGACGAGATGACGACGTCATCGGGTGAGTCCGAGCGCGAGGCTGCCGCGACGCTCAATGAGCTGACGCTCGCGATGGAACGGCTCGCAAGGACCGGCGACATCGACCTGCTGAACATGACCCGTCGCGCGTATGCGGCGGCGCTCGGTGTCGAGCCTGCTGCCGATCTTGACGAGGTGGGCGAGGAGACAGAGGTCTCGATGCGGACGATCCCTGAGCCGCCTCGTCGGCCCGTGAACGGCGAGAGCGTGTGAGGTGCTGGCGAAGCTGAAGCCTGAACGACCCCTCACGGCGGCGACGCCGGCGGTGCGAGACCTCCGGCGTCTGACGCTCGGTCTGTTCGAGGCGATGAGCTCCGCAGCATCAGCGCTCGAAGCGAAGGCGGACGCATCGGCGTCAACGGATGTGATCGGCCTCGGCCGTGCGCTCGACCTGTCGCGCGAGCTCTACGAGTATGCCGGCAGGTACACCGAGACGATGACGCCGGTCGTTGTGTCGTCGCTGGAGCGTGCGGCGCGCGAGGGCGCCGACGTGCTGAAGCGCAACGAGGACATCGACTCCCACGCGAGGGATTTCGCAGCGCACAGGTCGGGGAATCTGATCCGGCACATCGACAATCAACGGCTCGTGACCATCCGGGGAATCCTGACGCGAGGGCTCAACGAGAACCGTGACGTGCGGACGACGGCCCGTGAGATCAGGTCGAACATCGGGCTCCTGCCGAGACAGGAGGTCTCGCTCCAGCGGTTCGGCGACAACCTCAAAGGCATGTCGCTGGCGCAGAAGGCCAAGCGAATCGCGGTGCAGCGCAAGAGGCTGATCGCTCGGCGAGCCGAGACGATTGCCCGGACGGAGATGAGCTTCATCAGGAACACGGCGCGCTACGACGAGTGGCGGAACAAGGCAGCCACCGGCGAGCTCCCGCCGACGATGTTCAAGCGGTGGATCGCGTGGGATCCGTGCGACATATGCGTCGAGCTGTCGAACATGCCGCCGATCCCGATGACTGAGCAGTTCTACTCGCTGACCGCGCGGCAGGGCTGGCAGCATCCGCCGGCGCATCCCAACTGCCGGTGCCATGTCACGCTCGTGAGCCCTCGGCAGATGGGCGCATCTCCGTCGTGGCGACCGCCGCCGCAGCCGGGGCCACAGGGTGCTCGGTTCGGTCCAGTGCGTCCGCCGATCCCGACGTCGCCGCCGATCCCTCAGCCGGCGCGACCGCCACAGCTGCCGCCTCCGCCACAGCTGCCGCCGACGCCGCCGGTTCCGGTGGAGCCTCCGCCGCTGCTGCCGAGGTCACCGGTGCGCCCGCCACCGAAACCGAAACCGGCTCCCAAGCCCAAGCCCGCCCCCAAGCCAAAGCCGAAACCGAAACCGAAGGCACCACCGAAACCGAAGCCACCGCCGAAGGCGAAGCCGGCAGCACCGCCACCGGCAGCACCGCCACCGCCGGCATCGCCACCTCCGACTCCACCGCTGCCGCCGACGCCGCCACCGCAGCCGTCCTCGGTCAGTCCGTCCGGCTATCGCTTCCCGAGTGCTCCCCCGGTCAAGCCGGCACCTCCGGTCACACCTCCGGTCGGCGTGACGGCCGGCGGTTGGAGTCGTCCCGCAGCACGTCCGGTTCCGGGCGTCGTGAAGGTCAACCACGAAAGGATCACGGCGCTGCTCGAAAGTATGGCGAAGGGCGGAAGGCTTGGCCTGTCAGAGCAGAAGTGGCTTCGTGAGGAGCTCGGCAAGGTGCACGACGGCTACGGCATGAAGCAGATCGCACGCGGCAAGCGGACGATTGAGGTGCCGGCGAACTCGGCAGGGCTGGACGACCGGGGCTGGGCAGCCTCGTATCAGATGTTCTACGACCATGTGAAGCTCAAGCCGTATGTCGCGAGGGAGGCCGCGAGCGGCCACACCATCGCTCGTCGCCGGGCGCTGCGGAGCGATGCTCGCCGCGACCAGCTGAAGGCGACGAGAAGCGACATCGCCTCGATGAAAACGATCGTTCACGAGCTGAACCATTCCGCGACCCGTGCAACGGTACAGGCGAAGTTCAGCGGCAAAGGGTTCCCGCTTGTCGTCGAGGAGGTCAGCGTCGAGCTCGCCGCCCGCAAGATGGTCCTCGAACAATACGGTGACATGATGGTCGCTGGCTTCCGTGACGGGTACGTGCTGGAAGTCGGCTCCTATCAGCGGATCATCAACCTGACCGTCGACAATGTCCGTGATGCCGTGCACGCGGTGACACGAGGGAGCATGGTCTCACTCGTCGACAAG